GTAACGTTCCCTGAGATTTAGCTTACCTACAAAGGAGGGATTCTGTAAACGATCACGATCATATTGTAGTTGGCTGACATAGACAGCCATAGCAGGCACAGCATTAATGCTATTTTCGCTGTTCTGCCTAATGATAGAACTGGCCTGTCTGCTACTGTCGCCGTAGATGACTGGCACACGTTGCAGAGCAGTTACGCCGTTCCTGTCTTTTCCAAATTCTACTTGGAAGTTAGATACCATACGTATAAACTGTATGATGTATCTTCGGATCTGTTGATCATAAAAAAATTGTTGTAGAGCCATTAGTTATCCGCTTTTGGTGTTAGGGCCTTACTGAGACTCTGTCTAGTAGGCAAGGTCTGCCCTTCAACGTTAGTATATGTACTGACATCGTTGACAAATATACTACGTTGAGTCTGATTGTTTGGTCCCGGGGTTAGGCTAGTTCTTACGTTGTCTTCCATCTTGACCCAACGTGTACCATTATATCTAAACAGACGATTGGGTACAAAGTCTGTTCTTAGTGCGTAATCGCCGATAGTAGGACTGGTTGGGAAGCTAGTACCTGAGGTAACAGGCCACCCGTCGGGAGTATTACCATCCCCACCTAAGTAAGCAGGTATCTCGGAATCTGGAGTAGTCGGCTGTGTTAGGAAGTCTGATGTGCTATCCACATATAGATTAGTCTGACTGACCAACTGTCCAGTAGGATCGCCCGGAGCACCAGTTGGAGTCAATGGTAAGTTATATAATGGGTCTATGTTAGTTCCACTCTTTGGTACGTCGATCTCTGCTTGTGCTATGATGGCATCATTGATCTCGTTTAGTTTATTTAATGTACTGAGAACCTGACCGATCGGAGTTTCGGCATCATCTCCTGCACCTATATTGTTTAATATGTCTTTGTACTCTTGACCGTCTACCAACGGCGTAAGTTTAGCACGTATAAGATGTGGCCACCAAGTCTGACTGAACCCTTCGGCAGCAAACACTACATCTTGTACTACGTAGAATCGTTTTAACACAGCAGGTATGTCTGCGTTTAATGGGTAATAGTCTTTCTTGTGTTGCAGTTCGATAACATCACCGTTCATGATCTTACGACCTAGGTATGCCACAGTGTCATTGAGGTGGAAGGTCATCATCACTGTATCTGCGCTTAGAAAGATACCAAATTGCTGTAGATCAAAATCGTTGTCGTTTACTGTATAGATGCCACGTAGGGTATATACGCTGGTATCATACTTACGATCTCTATTCTCTAGAAATAGTAGATCCTGTATGTTTAATGCACTTTGATTCTGGTAGACGGGTTTGGTAGCATCCCGCCAATATATGCTAATAGGCGTGCCGCTGGATATAGTACCAGTAGTAGCCGTATTGATACCTACCGTATTAGCAGAAGTATTAATAGTGCTGATCACCGTATTGGCCGCTAGGTTCATACCGCTAACAGTCTGCCCTACTTCCATAACTGCTACATTGGCAAAACTCAGTGTTCTAGCATTGGTAGTGACATTTGCTGTGGTAACGTAGGCATTGGACTGTACATTGGTGCCCAGGTATTTGTGTAGCAAGACACCAGTACCTCCGATGGTAAACTGCTCGGAGATCCTTCTATCAAAAAATTTGTAGTCGTTGGAGTGATTTTCTCTCCACATCGATAAACGGGGCACAGTGCGATCCTCTAAATATCATGTATTTATGGCTCGATTGACACAAAATATCAAACCTAGTATACTACGATATGGATGAAAAATTCAATGAGTTGAGCCAAAGATTAACCCAGATCTATCAGCAGATCAACGCATCCCAATCCCCACGTATACGCATGGATATGCGGAAGATGCATCATGCCGCGGAGAAAATGCTGTCAGATTGCAGTAAGGAATTGGTAGCTTGCCGGAGACAGGGAAGATTAACCTATAAATATCAAGAACTTACAGCCCAAACTGAAGATACTATAAATCAGCTTGAGCAATATATGACACTGGCAATGCTTTTGGGCGATTGACTTATATTTTGATTGATGCTATAATAGCGGTTCAATAACATACAGGAATATACTATGGCCACCGCAGGAAAATCTAAAACTAAAAAGGCGACCCGTAACCCTATTTTCTACGATGAAAAATATACAGGCGAGGAGCCGCGGTGGGATACCGAAACAGCCCTAAAGATGGCTGACGATGAATTTGACCATGCGATGCGTAAGAGTCTGTTCTATTACAATTATTACTACTCCACAAAAGATACCAAAAAATATCTCTTAGACTGGATGAAAACTACAGGTACCTTTACTAAAGATCATATACGTGCTATCGATAGATCTGTGGACAAGTGGTTGCCTATGACTGTATGCAGTCTTATCATGGCCCAACGTGCAGGTATGCCTCTTAAGCCTGCCCAGATAGAATATATCAACACCAAGTTGGCCAAAGCAATCGAGATGGTTGAGCCTGAAGTAGCGGAAGTTAAAAGCGCCAAAGCTACAGCACCCGTTATAACCATTCAGGATCGTCTAGCAGAAAAGACCAACGAACTGATTGGCGATATCGAGGGACATTACGACCTTATGAGCCAAAAACAGGCTACGGATCTCAAACCCTACGACTTTTTTGTAGCAAATAATGTACCGCAAGGGCAGTTGGGAAAGTATGAACAAGTGTTTTTGGATAGAAAACAGGAGTTGGAGTTAGCACAAGCGGGTACCGATGAGCAGTTGAAAGAAGGCTACAGGCATCTGGCCAAAGCGGATTTCAAACGCCACTACACATTCATTGACAATATTCTAGCTTCTATCGATCAGTATCGTAAGATCAAAAAAGCTACCAAAAAATCCCGTGTCAAGAAGGCACCCAATAAACAAAAGCTAATTAGCAAGATCAAATACCTCAAAGAGGACAAAGGGCTTAAGCTAGTCAGTATCAATCCTATAGAGATATTAGACAGCACTGAGCTTTGGATCTACAATATTAAAACACGTAAGTTGGGCAAGTTTGTGGCGGAAGCGTATCAAACGCTCAGCATCAAAGGTACTACCATAATGAACTTTGATGCCAACAAGAGTGTATGCAAGACCCTACGTAAGCCTGAAGAAAAGCTGAAAGAGTTTAATAAAGCAGGAAAGATACAGCTTAGAAAGTTTCTTGAAGATATTAAAGCTACGGAAACACGTCTTAAGGGACGTATCAGCCCGGATATTATCCTGCTGAAAACGGCATAGTCTCGGTGTCCTATTCGCTAAATACAGCAATAGGACACTTTTATGACTACTGCTAATGTAACAATACAGCCCAATTTACAAAACGATCTGAGCCTAAGGACAGAGAACCTAGGTGGTCCTGGCTTCATAAGTCAAGACAGTGCAATCGCCGCGGCTGGTAATATACAGACACTCAACCAGCTACGTAATGAGATGATCGACTATATCAGACTGAGATTAGGCGATCAGATTGTAGATGTTGAGCTAGACAAGGAACACTATGAGCTATCTATCAAACAGGCACTTACCAAATACCGCCAAAAGGCACAGAACGCAGTAGAAGAAAGTTATGCGTTCTTGGATCTGTTACCTGAAACACAGGAATATATACTACCAAATAATATTATGGAGGTCCGGCAGATATTCCGCAGGGGTATCGGCTCTACCACAGGCACTACTGCCAGTCAATTTGAACCCTTTGCCAGCGGCTATCTAAACACTTATATGTTAGTAGCGGGCCGCGTGGGTGGATTGACTAGCTATGAATTGTTTAGTCAATATCAAGAGTTGGCCATGACCATGTTTGGTGGTTATATGAATTTTACTTGGAATCGCGTTACCAAGAAGCTAACTTTGATACGTAAGATTCCACAGTACGGACACTCATATTTTTCACTTACTAGTCTATCCGCTAGCGGCACGGCAGTAGGCAGTACGATTACTATGCAGTTAAGTCACCCTGTTGCACTGGTCGCTAACAATAGTCTATACATACAGAACTGCCAAGTTTTGGGTTACAGCGGACAGTACAGGGTTAACAGTGTCGACGCCACGGGTACTGTGATAACAGTATTAGCCACGCAGTCACTGGGTGCTACTACAGTGACCGGTTTTAATCTCAGCTCTACACAGGTATGGAGTCCGGAAGTTGACGGGATTAATAACTGTGAAAGTATACTACTTTGGATCTATAACTATAAGCCGGACAGTATGTTGCTGAGTGACCCACAAGTTTATCCTTGGCTACAGGAATACTCGTTGGCTTTTTGTAAAAGCATATTGGGTCAAGCACGTGGTAAATTTGCAAGTGTGGCAGGACCACAGGGCGGCAATCAATTAAACGGTACTGCTTTATTACAAGAAGCTAACGACGAAATGGCTAAGTTAGAGGAAGATCTCAAGAATTATGTGGATGGTTCAACTCCGATTACCTGGGTCACAGGATAACTTGGGTTACAGGTTGACATAGCTCTAATAATATGTAAAAATACTTCTATTACTGGAGGTATTATGATCATTGGAATAGCAGGTTTAATAGGTTCGGGAAAAGATACAGCCGCCGATTACCTAGTTAACTCTTACGGCTATCGTCGGGATAGTTTTGCCAGTACCCTTAAAGATGCAGTCTCCGCAGTATTTGATTGGGACAGAGAATTACTAGAAGGTCGCACCAGAGAATCTAGAGAATGGCGTGAGGAAGTAGATCCGTGGTGGTCAGCCCGCTTAGACCGTGTGATTACTCCCCGATGGGTATTACAGCAATGGGGGACAGAAGTAGGCCGCCGTAGTTTCCACGATGATATCTGGATAGCCAGTATGGAAAACAAACTACGTCAAACGTCAGATAACACGGTAATCACTGATTGCAGATTTCCCAACGAAGTAGAATCTATTAGACGTGTGGGCGGCAAAGTAGTTAGGATCATGCGTGGTCCGGATCCCGTATGGTTTGAGACTGCTAGGCATGATCCCTATCTTATGCCACAAAATTACCCTGGTGTGCATGCCAGCGAATACAGTTGGGCTCCTGTGGTATT